GGCGTCTGCCCATGACTGAGGCGTAGCGTTCATCTGCCAGTTGGCCTGGTTTACAGCCCTCTGCCATTGTTCCGGGACCCCAGTCCAGTACTCAGCCATCTACAACCTCCCCTGTCGCTTCATCATGTAGCGGATGAACTTCGCGGTCATGTCTTCGCCTATTCTGTCGCGCAGGGCCAGGACGTGTCGGCCTGTCATGTTCTGCCACAATTGGTCTAGGTTCGGCCCTGTGTCCTGCGGCATGACCTGCCTCACAGCCTGGTCTACACTCTGCTGCGCGTCTGTTGCTGCACTCTTCATGTCTATCACACTACACCTGCCTGGTTAGGCGACATACCTAGTTCTTGTGGTAGCACCTGCCCCTGCGCTATTGCGGGGACAACTCCGCCCGGAACACCCATCGGCTGCTCTGCGGGCGGGGCCATTGGCGGTGGCTCCATTGAAGCGGCCGGCGGCTGTGGCATGTTGGGCGGGGCTTCCAGTTCCTGCAAGCCCTTCACGACCTGCGCCATGATCGCCCGAGCAAACGGGCTTTCGTCCTCGGCCAGCGCCTGGGCGATAGCCTTCAGCTTCACCACCGGATGCTTCATGGCCTGTTCTCTCAGGATCTGCTGCTGCTCGTCCTCTACGTTCTCAATGCCCAGCCACTTCTCCATGATCGTGCGCTCGGACGGGATACCCTGCGCCTTCAACTGCCCGCCAATCACGGACTTCCTCACGTCATCCCCTGGTAGGTCAGACGAGATGTTGACGTGCAGGACGTGGCCCTTCATGGCCGACCCGGTGAGTGTACTGTAAAAGTCCCTGTTCTTGTAGCGCCCAAACACAGGAATGGCCGCGTCTGGCGCGAAGTGCTCTGCCAAAGAGATGAACCCCTGGCACAGCTTTGTTAGCGCCAGGGCGTAGTTGTGTCTTGGAAGATCAAGCCTGGCCCTGCCACCCTCGGCGTACTGGGTGATGGCGTAACCAGATAGGGACGCCGGCCCCTGCCCAAAGGACACGCCCGGGAAACCCGACTCCTGTACCTTTTCTTCCACCAGAGAGAGATGCCACTTGAAGTCCGGGGGAGTCCCTGGATACTGCGGGAAGCTCACCGACTGGCCGGGCTTCAGGTGAATCACGTTGCCAATCCTCGCATCGACCTCAACCGGCTGGTTACTCTGCCCCGCCTGCGCGAGTAGCGGCATGAAACTGAACATGTTTAGCGCGTGGTTCTGGCGCGTAACCAGCTTCTCCTCGACATGCACCAAATCCTTCATGTTATCGATGATGCCGCGTGCCTTTAGATGCGGCTCGCTCATCCCGGTTCGAAAGCAGTAAATGGGCACGTATGGTATGTCGGCGTAACCCTCTACTGGTCTCCACTCTCTGCCCGGAATGAAGTCATTATCCACCATCGTCGCCATCGTCAACTGTTGGCCGTCCCAACCCCAGTACTCCAAGAACTCTACCTCGGTCGTGGCCCGGCCTTCCCACGTTACGTCCTTGAACTTCGGGATCTTGATTCTGCCCACTTCCGCTTCCACGTCTTCCAGTGTCCTCTTCGCTGCGTAGAACAGGTACATGATTCCGCGGTTGCCGCCCCACTGTACGTACACATTCTCAGGGGGAACGTGGTCAATGACGATAGGACACTCCTTGCAGACCATCATAGGAACAGGCTGCGGTGGCTCGGCGCCCTCAACCGGCGCGGCAAAGGGCGGCACTTCTTCCATCGTCTCTTCGACATAGGCCGTGTCCCAGCGGTAGCGGATCCAGCCCATCCTTTTCACCAGCGCGTCCCATAGGGCCAGGGCCACCCTGTCCTCGCCCGAGCGCAGTTCGTTGACGTAGAACACGCCTTGCAGCCACTTCTCCAGCTCAGACGTGATGTTCTGGGCCTCGTTGGTCTGCCGCGTGGGGATCACATGGATGCTGCGCTTCTGGGATAGCAGAACCGCGTTTGCCATCTCTACGGTGTTCGTGCAGGTGGGCAGCGTGATGCGCTCTTCGCCTGGGTTAGCCGGACCCTCTGCCAGCCAGTGCGCCATGAAGTACTGGTTGACGTTGCTCGCTATCGCCTGGTGTAGCCTGTCGTGTGTGCGCTTGAGACGTTGGAACTGGCTGTATAGCTGCGCCGCTTTATCGCGTTGCGCCTTTGTTGCCATCACGCCCCCCGATACTTGTCAACAATCTCGGTGATACGGGACAGGGTAGCGTTATCCCACGGCGAGGCCAGAACCGCTTTCAGGTCTACCATCCACCCCGGCTGCTGGCCGCCTTGCAATACAATGTCCATGTCCTCTACTGCTGGCGGTAAGCCAGTCGGCGGGGCAAGGGACGCCGGGCCAAGACCAAAGGATTCAGGATTGTAGAAGCTGCCAGTGTTCGTCTGCCCCCAGCTCGGCTCTGCGCCTGCCATGCCCATTGGCCCGTACTTCTGCACCAGGGCGAGCAGGTCTGCCGGCACGAATGGCTCTTCACCCTCTGGGTAGTTCTCCCACGTTCCGGTAGACTTGTGGTAGAACATCTGCGTGTTCGCTGGTTCGTACCCCTGGCCTGTCCACCGCTTCTGTGCGTTCAGTAGCGGCCTGGTGTTCGGAATCATGAACTGCGACATTTCAGGCGGCAACTGGGGGGCTGGTTCCGGCATAGGGGGAAGCGCCTCAGGCGGGGCCATCTGCGGGGATGGTTGCCCGTAGCCTGGCGGCACGCCGTAACTCGGCGGGGCACCATAACTCGGCGCACCACCGTAGTATGGCGCTTGCGAATACCCACCATAGGACGGCGCTTGCTGGCCCATCCCCGCCCGAATGAGGTCAAAGATTTGCGACTGTGTTGGCTGCTGCGCCTGGTTGCGAATCAGGTCGAAGATTTGTGTTGGTTGATTGGCGAACGCCTGCCCCTGGCGTGCCTGCTGTAGCATATTGCCGCCGCGAATCAGGTCAAAGATCGAGGGCTGCTGCGGCGCTGCCGACTGCGGCATCGGCGGTATTCCTGCACCAACTGCACCAAATGCGTCTCTAGCCATACTGCCTCCTTCCAAAAGCAAAAAGGGAGTCCTCCTCCCTTTCGGTTTCGATATTCACTTTCTCCCTCCTGCGTTTGCGCCTGTGCTTCTCGCGCTTGCGCTTCTCGGGAGTCCAGTCCTCGCTGTCCTTCCAGGTTTTACCCATTCAGAATGACCACGGTAGCACCACCTTAGTCGGCCCGCCCTCGTACTCCACGTATCCGAAGTTGTGTATCAGCCCGTACCCAATGGCCTTCATCGCGTCACAGTTGATGATCTGTGGCTTGGCCGCCTGGTTCAGCAACCCCGTTACCTTCGTCCTCAGCCACTTGCCGTACTCGCGTATCGCGCCCACGCACCCTTCGTGAAAGTATATCCTCGGCTTCTTTTCGCCTGGGTCTTGCAAGAACGTCCTGTGCCGCAGAATGTTGTCCTCGATGCCCACTCGCTGATAGGCAACGCCAAATCCCTCTGCCCCCCATATCTCGGCCTGGGAAGGCATCGCGTCGTGCTGCGTCCCGGCTATGTCTATGACCACCAACTCCAGATTTTCCCACCAGTCCCTGTCCCGACAATCCTCAATTATCATGCCAACCATCGCGTTCTGGACATACACTTCGTCAACCACATGGATGTGGGGTCCGTCATAGTGATGGTCGCTTCCCGCTATCTGCACAACCTCCACGGCGTAGTGGGAGCCTGAGTAGCCTGGGTCTACCCACACCTGCACCGGCAACTGACTGTCGTACACCACATCGCCAGGAATATGAACCTTGTACTGGAACTCTGGGAGCACCAGGTTGTCAGGCGGAGATGCTACGGCCCCAAAGCGCATCAGGAACTTATCTTTTGGTAGCAGCCCCTCGATGCGCTTGATCTCTGGGTCGTTACGGCCGCCCGGATAAAGGGCCAGGTTCGACCACGACGGCAGGATGAATGACTGTGCCTCTTCCTGGTTTGGCGCCTGCCACCTTCTCAGTGCGTCGGCGTACCAGTCTGCGCCACTCTCCAGTGTCCCTGACAGGAATAGCCAGCCTCTCTTGGGGGCTGTCCTGCCCAGACACTTCAGGTACACGTCATAGTCCACCTGCGCCGCCTCGTTGATGAGGATGCCATCAGGTGCGTCCCTGCCCAGCTTCCGAACGTCAGCGGTCGTCTTGGTTGTTACGGTGATCTTGCGTTCCAGTGCCCGGAACTGCCACGTCCCGCGCACCGGCATCGAGATGTCGGACTCCCTGACCATGTTCGCGCTAGTGTACGCTTCCAGCGCGTAGGTGAACTCCCTGCGGCTCTGCTCGTAATCAGCGCC